GTGTCCCGTATGTCGCCCCAGCAAAAAAACCGGGGGTCGGGGGTGCGATTTCTCACACATCGGGCCCATCTGTCACTGTCTCTGTTGTGTAGGCGAGTAGGTCGGGCGCCCACTGACCCACGATCGGACGTAGCCGGTACCCCATCACATGCTCGCCCTCGACCCACCGTCCATATAGGTGCGTTGGGCAGTAGCCGCGCCACATCTTGCCGGTGTCGAACTGGGCTATCGCTGGGGCCCGGCATAGCCCGCGCCGCCCCGCACCCGCACCGGCGCGGCATAGCTTGCCGGGGGTCGCCATGCGCCATCGATCGTCCACATAGGGTTCCCAGATGTGGGCGTCGGGTGGTGCGTACGGTGGTGCGGGGCGCATCGTCGGTATCCGTTCTGGTCTGGGACATCGGCTGAACAGCATGGTCAGCCCTAGCACGATGAGGGCGAGCCCGACGACGAAACAGGCGTCGGCGGCAAGTGACGGGCCCATGAGGGCTACGGCGGTAGTCACGGGTCGCCCCTGCTACGCGGGGGCGCGCGTCGGGTGGAGGTCCCGACGCGCGCCCGGTCTGGGCTACAGGTGCGTGTCGTCGAGCTCTGGCGCCGGTGGCGGCGCCGTGTTGGTAGTGACCGCGGTCAGGGCCCGGGCGAGCTCGTTCGGCTCGCCGACAGTGGGCCCACCGGCGACGGTGTCTTGATTGCTGATAAGCGCCTGGACGCGCCACCGCATAGCGTCCCAGTCCTCTTGAGTCAGCCATGTTGGCATGTCATCCCCTGACCCCCAACCGCCGATGTCCGACGCCTGGGCTGTGTTGTAGTCGACGGTCGCACCGTCGAGGGTCATTCCATTCTGGACCTGCCGGACCTGGGCCCGGTGGTCCCATTCACCGTACGACCATGCGTACGTCTGCCACCCGTAGGTGATCAGACCGTGGTCGAACAGCGCGCGTATCGACTTGATTCCGCCGTACGCACCGGTGCGCGGTAGCCCGATGACTGCCGCCACCCCGCGGAAGTAGTCCGCCACCGCCGGCCAATCGGCGTCGGTCATATCGAAATCGACCGAGAAGTAGACGGGTGCCCAGTCGGGCCCGCCTACGTCGACGTGTTGCCGCGCCGCCTCTTTGGCATCCTCGACGCCCTGGTCGAACCCGTTGCGGGGTGCGCCCACTGTGTATTCCCAGTTTGAGCACACCTCGATGCCGGCCGCCACGTAGGCGGCCGCCTCGTCGGCGGTGAGGTTCTTACCGGTTGTGTCCCATGACAGGTACCGGCACACGAACCGGAATCCGCCGTCCACAATGGCCTGGACGCTGGGCCGCGACCACGAGTAGTCCAGCCCGCTATCCCCTGGGTTGATCATCGTTTACCTCGCTTCCTGTTCGGGCGCGAGCCGCCGCGACGAGGCGATAGGTGATGATCTGAACGAACCCATCACCACCGCGGCCGCCGGCGCCGGATGGGAACCCGTTGATTGACGCGCCGCCGCCACCACCACCGCCGCCGCGGGTCCCGGCGCCACCGGCACCACCGGCGCCACCCGAACCGCCGCCGCCACCGCCACCGCCGGAGCCGGCCGGCCACGCTTCCTTCAGATTCGGAATGTAGGTGGAGGTCGCGCCGGCGCCGCCCACCGCGCCACCGGCGCCGCCGGCGACGACCCCGTAGCCGATGGTCAGCGGCGCGCCATACGTAGCCGCGCCGGCGCCGCCGGCATTCGCCGCCGTCACGGGCCCGCCGCCGCCACCGGCGATTGCCGCCGCATGGAGGTTGTCCAGGTTGGGCGCGCCGGCCGCGTCGACGGTTCCGGGTTGGGTCGACGAGGTTCCGATGGGCCCGCCCTGGAAGTTGGAGTTTCCGCCGATCGCGCCGCCGCCGCCGGCGCCGCCGTAGAACCCGACGTATTGGGATTGATAGAAGTGTGAGTGACCCCCGGGAGCGCCCGGGTTGCCGTTGGCTGAGTCGACGTCGACCGCCGCACCGCCGGCACCACCGGCGCCCACGATGAAATCATTGGTCGCTGGGAGGTCGGGCCCGCTGAACCATGTGACGACGCGGGCGCCGCCGCCGCCGCCGGCGCCGCCGGACCGCCCGTTGCCGGCCGCGCCTCGACTCCCCGACCCGCCGCCGCCGCCGGCGCCCTGCATGACGACCTGGACGAGGTAGGCGCCGGCGGGCTTTGTCCAGGTGTACGTTCCGGGCCCGTAGGCGTCGAGCTGGGCGACGACGAGGGTCACGGCGCCGGCGGGTCCCTGGGGCCCGATGTCGCCCTGGGGCCCTTCCGCACCGGTCGCGCCGGTGGGCCCGGGGTCGCCCTGGGGCCCAGCCGCACCGGTCGGGCCCGGGTCGCCCTGGGGCCCTTCCGGGCCGGTCGCGCCGGTCGGGCCCGGGTCGCCCTGGGGCCCAGCCGGACCGGCCGCGCCGGCGGGCCCGGGGTCGCCCTGGGGCCCAGCCGGACCGATGGGCCCAGCGGGCCCGACCGGGCCCGGTGGACCACCGCGGGTGACGTCGACGCGCGGCCGCGCCGGCACGGTGACGTCGACCTCGAAGTCAGGCGGCGGCATAGCGGGTCACCTCGCGTATCACTCGAACGGCGCCATAGGCGAGCGTCGTCACGATGGCGCCGGCGCTGGTGATCTGAACGTCCCAGCTCGCATCCCGCTCGAACAGCGCGGTCTGGTCATGGGTGAGGATCAACGTCACGACGTTGCCGGTGATGGTCGCGGCGAACTCGACGAGCACGAGGTCGGCGGGCGGGCTGGGCCGGACCTGGGCCGCGGCGGTGTAGCCGGTGAGGTCGGCGGCCGCGCCGCCCGGGTCGAATACCCCGACCTCGACCGCGTAGTCGTCGCCCGCGTACACGATCAGATCGACCTGGGCCGGTGGTTCGCCCACCGTCGTTCGACTCATCCTGAACCCCCGTTCAGCGCTTATGCATCTCAGTGTGTGCGTGCCGGACCAGCAACGCGAGCATGGCCGCGACCCGTTCCGGGTGCTGGTCGAAAAAGGCGTCGGTCAGGGCCCGGGCGGTATCGCCGTCTTCGCGGGCGGCCGCCACGATGAGGCGCGCGGCGAGCGTGTGTTCCGGCGGCGCCTCTTCCGGCGATTCGGCGACGGTGACCCCATCGGGCCCTAGGTGTACATGGTGGAACGTGATCTGGGCGTCCGGCGCGTTGGCGAGTAGCGCCCGCACCGTTCGCGACGCCAGTCCGGCGAGGTAGGCGGCAAGGTGGTGCGGCCGCGGGTCGTCGCCCGCGATGTGTTTGCACACCGCCTCGGCGAGCGCCGGCCGCATGCAATGCATTTCCAGTAGTGACTGGGCCATCGCGCGAATCGTCCGCACGAACTGTTCGGCCAGCTCGATCTCTTCTTGGGTTAGTTCGGTGTCATTCATGGCGGACTATTCCTTCCGGGGGAGCCGTGCGTATCGTGTTCGTCGAGGGGTGGGCGCGGGGCGCGCCCACCCCGGGCGCGTCCTAGGTCGCGTTCGCGTAGGTCGCCGGCTCGACCATCGGCGGCGCGGGTTCCGCCGGCGGCGCGGCGGGGTCGGGCGGGTCGGTGACCTCGTCGACGACGGGGTCGGTACCGCCGCCGGTCGGCTCGTCGGGGCCCGCGGGGTCGGGACGCTGGGGAACGGTGGCAATGCCGATGGCGAGTACGTTGCCGACCGGAATCAGCACCCATTCATCGGGCTTTTCCGCGTTTCGCCCCCAGAAGATGCGGTGAGCGCCGGCGAGCCGCGCGGATAGTTCGGCCGCGATCTCTTCCGGTGTCTGGTCGGGCCGGTTGGTTCCGATGTGGACTGACTCGTCGTTGAGCAGCACCACTTCATAGACGTGTGTGAACATCTATGGATCATCCTCTCTGCTGTTGTTGTACTCGTCGAACAGCTCGCGGTCAGCCTGGTCATAGTCCATTGGGGACGGTAGTCCGGCGGTGAGGTTGGGGTCAGCGCCGGTGATGGCTGACCGGTGGTAGGGGTTCGGGTGCTGGGAGCGTCGGGGCCCACCGGCCGGTGGGCCGGTGGTCGGTCGGTCACCGTTGGGCCCGGCATCCCCCACCGCCCTACCGACGTCAGCCCGTCCCGTCCCGTCCCGTACGGGCGGGTGAGTGGTCGGATCAAGGCCCGACCTAGTGGTCGGGGGTAGATCACCGCCGAGGTCGTCGCCCAGGTCGTCGCCCGGGTCGCCGGTGACGGCGCCGGGTACGGCAAGCAACGTCATGCCGGCCGCGTCGGGGGTGCGGTGTCCCTTGCGCGAGTTGCACCCGCGGCAAGCTACGACGAGGTTCGCCGCGCCCGCGGCTAGGTTGGGGTCGACGTGGTCGAACACTCCGCCCAGCGACGAGCGACGGTCAGCCCAGACCACCCGCGCACCGCAATAGCGGCACAGGTTCAGGTCGCGCGCTTTCACCGCCGCCTGTAGTTTGCCGTCGCGGAGCTCCGCTTGTTTGGCGCGGTTGACGTCGTACTCGTCTTTGGTCGGGTTGAACGCCAGATAGTGATGCATGTAGTAGTCCGCGGCGGTGGCCGGCCATGCCACGACGCGATCTTTCATGCACTCGCACGGGTCGCCTGGGCGGTGGAGCAACGCGGTTCCGCCGTTGGGTGGGCCGGTCAGGGCGTCGCGCCACCGCGGCGAGCGCACGACGTCGCGGAACACGATCTCCGGCACGAACCCATCGGTTCCCTGACTCGCGCAATAGAGCATCAGCTCAAACACGTAACCGAGCACCCGCGTTTTGTCGCCCCGGGTGCGGCAGACGTTCAGCACCACCGGGTTATTGGCGAAATTGTCAGTACTACGAAGCCACACGTCGATGTCCTTTGTGGATTCAGATGCGGGTCAGTGGGCCACGGTGGCGGCGGTAGCGCACCGCCGCGTCAACCTGGGTGTTTCGGTACGGGTGCGACGAGTGACGCGCGATCGCGTCGAGGGCGGCGCGGCGGCCGGCATCATGCGGTACCCCGTGCCGGTCGAGTAGGGCGACCAGAGCAACGGTGACGTTGTGATGGGCGACCAGTGCGAGTCCGGCGCGGCCGCGGAGTAGTCCGCCGTCGCGGAGGTTGCAAGGCACGCATGCCGCCTCCAAATTGTCCAATGTGTCCGGTCCACCCAGGGCCCGGTGGACGATGTGATTGGCGGTGGTCGCCGGCGCGCCGCACCGGTGACCATCGCGTTTCATCTGGCACACGTACCCGTCGCGGGCGAGTACGGCGGCGACGAGGCGCCGCCATGCTCGCGTACCGCCGGCGGGCCCCAGCATGGCGCTACTTGCGTCGCCGCGTTTTCGGCGGGTCGGGCGGGTCGGGCGGGTCGGGCGGGTCGGCGCCGCCCGGTGGTTCGGGCCCGGCGGCCGCCCCTGCGTTGGCGGCCGCCGGAGTCTCGTCGTCGGCGGCGGTGAATGCGGCGCGGACGTCGTCTTCGAGCTCGATCGGTAGCACGAGCTGACCGGTACGGCGCTCGTATTCGCGGGCCAGCAACCGTTCGAGTGAGGCGCGGTCGCCCGCGTCGGTGATCGCCTCGACGCGGCGAATGCGCAGCGTCGGCACGCTGGCGCCCGCCTCGACCATCTGGGTGACCTTGACGCAGTCGGCGAGCACGACGAGCACATGCACCCGCTGGGGGTCGTTGACGAGCTCGCGCACCATCGACGCGAGTCCGTTCGCCTCGCCGGACGGTAGGCGGCCGGACAGGAACGCGGTAACGGTCACCGGGCCACCGCCCCGACGACGAGCAGCGTCAGCGCGGAGAAGATGCCGACGAGTACGCCCAGGCCCAGGCCGACGAGCGCGAGCACCGCGACGGCGCGTAGGTAGTGGTAGCGGTGGTGCCCATAGGCGACCCCGCGAGGGCGCGGCGCGGGTTCACCTATCCGCATCCCTGGGCGGTCGCCCGTTGTGACGTGCATGGTTCCCCCCGTTGGGTTCAGTCACGGTCGCGTTCGCCGGCGGCGAGCGCCGCGACGTCGAGCTGGTCGAGCTGGGGCGGTGTGCGCTGGGGTGGTGCGGGACTTTGGCTGTATGCCCCAGCCGTCGCCCCGCACCGGCAGAGGATGCGGCCGGTGTGATCTGACCGGCCGGCGGGGTCGCGCTCGAATCGGTGTCGCGGCGCCCTGGGACCTGGGGCCGCGCGGCGCGACCTCACTGCCGCCGCCGGCGCTGTTGACCCGCCGCACACGTCGCTTTGTGCGGCATCCACCGGCTACCGGTCGCCCGGGCCGTTTCCTCTGCTGTCAGAACGCGCGCGACCCCGTTTTCGATCACTACGTTTCCGCGGGGGTCGGGGTCGAGGTTGATCGGCATCGACCGGCCACCGGGGGTGACCAGGAACCGAATCCGGGCGCCGCAGTCGCGGCAGGCGCGCGAGCTCATTGGGTTGCCGTACGCGGGCGAGGGCTACGGCGGCGAACCCCCGTTGTCGCCGCCGTAGCGCTCTCGTCGGCGACCCCGCGGTCTGACCAGTACTTGATCAGTCCGGCGATCTGGTCGCCCGTCATCATGATCTTTCCGGTGCGCTTGCCGGAGCCGCTACCGACCGGGGTCACGAACTTGCGGGGAATCGACCCCTGGGCGATGAGTCGCCGGATGGTCGATGGCGCTAGGTGCAGGTAGGGCGCCGCCTGCTGGTAGGTGAACAGGGTGACGTGGTCACCCGCTACCGGCCGCCCAGGGGGGGGGGGGGCCTTGCCTCGACGTCAACCTCAGTCATCGACGTACTCCCGTGATCGCTTAACACCCGTGACGCTCGGTTGTGAGCGTCACGTGTTGTGAACGTCACGTTAAGTCAAGTGGTTCCGTATCGAGTCCTTTCACTATTTGCAATTCATCTCACTTCCGCTCACATGGGTTCATATCCGCTCAGACCGCTACATAAGGGGGCGAACTTCACCCGTTTGGGGGATGGTGCGAGCGCGACCCCCGCACCGGGCGGGGTGCGGGGGTCGCGGTGGGGCGGTGAGACGGTCGTCGCTCGTCGGTTAGTTGACCGTTCAGGCGGCCGCCGGTGTGCCGGTGACGACCTGGGCGAGGAACGCGCCCAGGGCCGCGGTGACCTCGCTGTCGCCGCGCCCGGTGTTGTGCATGTACCCCTGGGTGGTCGCCTCGTTCGCGTGCCCTGCGAAGCGCTGGACGGCTTTCGTGGGTACTCCGGCGGTTTCGCCCAGGTGCGTCAGCGCCGAATGCCGTAGCCCGTGCGGGGTGACTCGGCGGGTCAGGCCCAGCGCGGTCGCCGCCTTGATCGCTTTGTCGTAGCGCTTGCTGAACATGGTGTAGCTGACCACGTCGCCGCCGACCGGCGACGCCCACAACAGGCGGTGAGGGCCGGCGGCGGCGCCGTGCCGGCGCTCGATCACCCCCGCGAGCTCCGGCGGGTAGGCCAGCGTCCGCCACCCGTCGTCGCTCTTGGGTTCGGCGCGTAGCCGGTACCGGCCGCGCCCCTCGTCGTCGAGCGCGGCGACGGTGCGCACCTCGACGAGGCGCCGCGAGGGGACCACCGCCGGCGCGGTCAGCCCGAACAGCTCACCGAACCGCATCGCGCTGGCGAGCAGCGTGACCACCGCGTCACCGGTGAACAGGTCGACCGCATAGGCGCCCCGCACGAGAAACGCGGCTTCTTCTTCCGTGCGCAGGAACTCCACCGGATTACGCACGGTGCGGGGCGCGTCGAGCTCGTCGAACGGATTCCACGTTCGCGGGCCCGGTTTCCCATCGTCCTGTCGGGCGCACGCCATTTTGAACATCGGGTAGAGCACACCGGCGCGAACCCGGGCCACCGACGAGCCGGCCAATGGCCCGCCGTTGTGTCCGCCCTCGCGTTCGGCCCACCGTTGCCATTCCCTCAGGTGGGCGCGGGTGACATCGGCGAGCGCCATATCCGTGAAAAACGGCTCGATATGCCGGCGAACGATCGCCCGGTAATCGGCGATCTGACGCGGCCGCGGTTTCACCAGCGAATCAATGTAGGTGTGGCAGTAGCCGACCACGGTCAATGCCGGCGCCGGCGCGGCCGCCGCGGTGACCAGCTCGCCCAGGTCGAACGCGACCAGAACCGCATCTGTCGGCATCGACTCGCCGGCCGCCTCGACCAGTGACTTGAACCGCTGGGCCCGCGCCTCGTCGTCGAACGTGACCACCGGCCGGCCGCCGGCGGCGGGGCGCCACGCGACCCGGTAACGCAGGTCGCCGCGGGCGGTTGAGCGGGTTTCGAGGTAGGCCATGACGGCGCTCCGTTCGTCGGGGGGGACCACCTGAGGGGTGGAGCCGACGACGCTAGCCGTTCCCCTCGCCCCCTGGGTTGCCCCCTGGGCGAGGGAGTCATTGACGTTACGCGATCCCCGATTGTCGAAAACCGTTGGGTCCCAACGGTTTTCGTCGAGCCGCCTCCGGGAATCGAACCCGGGACCTACGCATTACGAGTGAGACCTGACATAACCCGCCGACCAGCCAAAACGGGCTGAACCTGGACGAGTCGTCGCGTGAATCTGATCACATGCGACCGCGTTACGTCCGGATTCGCCCATTTCTGATTAGGCGCCGCCCCCTGGGGGTTACGAAGATCCTCGATCAGACGTCGGCGGTCAGCACCCCGCAGACACCGCAGACGACCGGATTGCCGCCCGCCGGCAAGGATAGCTCAATCTCGATACCCTCGTTCGCGCACCCCGGGGTGTTGCAGACGACGATGCGGGCGACCGCGTCAGCGTCGAGCACACCGGCGGCGGCGCCCGGTGTCATCTGTATGGCGTGCCAGTGGACGTCCAGCCCAGCGGCGACGTTCGATCCCCGGAAGTAGGTCGCCCAGATCGCGCACCCGCTGGGGGTGAGGTTCGATACCGCGCTGAAGTAGTCGCCGGCGGTACTCGCGACGGTGACCAGCGGTGTCTGGGTGAATCGGCTCGCGGGGAAGGTCGCACCCGTCCACCCGGTATAGGCGGCGGCGAGGTTCACCGCGACTTTGCCGGCCGCCTGGGCGAATGGGAGCGGACGGGCGACCCCGCCGGATGAGATCGCTATCGAGCCATCGGCGGCGAACTCGACGAATCGCGCTTTCAGCAGCGCATCGACCTGGGTCGCGATCGATTGCCAGTATTCCCAGGTCCGGGTGTGGTCGACAGATTCCGGGTACGACAGGGCATAGTTCGTGGTCGTTCTCATTACGCAATCCTTCCCATCACGAAATTGCCGGTCGATGTGAGCAACACCAGCACCCGCTGACCCGGTGCGTACGTCTTACCGTCCAGCGGGGCGGCGACGGTTTCGGCGCCGCCCGGGTCGAGGGCGACCCGCACCGGCGGGCCCGCGGCGACCACGGTCGCGGTTCGATGCCGTTCCGGCGGCGGCGGTTGATTGCGGTTCGCGACCTGGGCCGGTGTCGGCACTAGATCACCCCCATAGGAAGCGTGGCGATCCCGATCCCCATCGCGCCGTTGTCGGCGGTGACCGGTAGGTCGATGGTCCTAACGCGCCCGGTGAATGCCTTGCCGTCGCGGGTGAAGATCCGAACCACGTCGCCCAGCTCGACCGATGGGTCAGGGACCGCGGTCGCCGATTCTGTGCGGCCGGCGGTCGCGTAGCTGACGAGCTGGGCGGCGGCCGCCTCGTCCGCCTGGGCCTGGGTGGTGATGAGGTCGGACGCATAGAACCGGGTCACCCGCCCGTATGGGCCCGCCGCCCGGATGGGCGAGGCGGGGTCGGTGATCACCGCGACGGCATGGGGCGCGGCCGCGCCGCCGTCGCCGGTCTTACCATCGACCACCGACACGTTCGCGAGGGCGCCACGTTGGCTCCCCCGGGCCCGGCTAACCACGGTGCCGGCCGCACCATCGGTCAGCACGAAATCGGCCGGTGTCGCGTCGCTGACGGGCCCGTAGGGCGCCGCGACGGTTGCCGCGCCCTGGTCATTGACGAACCACCGCGCCGGCCACGCTGCGCAGAGGTCGGCGAGCGATTTCTCGCGGTCGCGGTCCCAGACCGCGGAGCTCGACACCGGTCGGTCAGGGAACCCGGCGGGGATCGACACCGGCAGGATGCCGCCGATGAGGCGGGTGAACTCGCTTTTGAACGTGGCGCCGGGCGCGGGGGTCAGGGGTTCGGTCAGCTTGTCGTCGATGACGACCTGGGCGAGGTCGACCGCCTCGACGTCGATGGTGCGGTTTTCCTCGTTGTGGGCCCACCCGGTGATCAGGTACCAGCCCAGGTCGAACAGCTCGACCGCCCGGTTGGGGTACATCAACCCGGTGCGCAGGTTGAGCCGCTGACCGTAGTTCGCGAGCGGGGCGGCCGGATTGCCGGCGGGGTCGAGGTCGAGCCGACGAGCCGGCAACCGCGCCGGCAGGGTCAGCGTCAGGCGGCCGCGCGGTTGACCCGTGTCGTCGAGGTTGAGCCGGCCGGTGACCACCGGCAGGTTCGAGGCGAGCTGGTCGCCGCCCAGCCATGAGTCGACGAAGGTCAACACAGGGTGACTGAACGCGAGCAACGTTCGGTATGCGGTGGAGACGGTACGCATTAGCCGGTCACGATCATCGATAGTTGCAACAGTGTGGGCCGCAGCGTCGCGAGCTCGCCCAGGGTGTCACCGTCGTACACCGCCAGACCGCCCAGCGTCGCGTCGAGGGGTAGCGCGGTGGCCGGTAGCGGCTCGATCTCTTGCTGGTCGACGACGACGAATCGGCGCGGGTCGCCACCGTTGCCGGTGTAGCGCCGTTCGACCGCGTCGCCGACGAGCGCCGTACATCCGGGTATCGACGAGCCGGGTTGTGTGCGGAGTACGACCACCCCAAACACGTTGATCAACAGCGCGACCAGCGCCGCGGTTGCCGCGTCGGTTCGGGTGATGAATGTCCACACCCCCGCCGGGGTGCGGTGGAGGTCGGTCAGCCCGACCGGGTCGGCGCGGTTGAGCACGTCGAGGACTGACCCGCGGGCGACCCGGGTTCGGGTGGGCCATGACTGGAGCTCGACCGCGAGGGTCGCGCCGGTGGTGGGGTCGGTGAGGAAACAGCCGACCGTGCCGGTGATGGTCACCGGCGGCGCCTCGACGAACTCGGTCGAGAAATCGGCATAGGTGATGGTGAGTCGGTAGGTCACCGCCACCCCCAGGGGCGCGGTGTAGTCGACCAGCGACATAGCTTCTTGGGGAACCGTGCCGACCCAGATCGACGTCGACCGCCCAGGTTGATCGCGGGTCACCGTCCAGCCCGTCACCGATTCCGGCGTGCCGATGAAGACGTCCACCTGGACGTTCGGCACGGGCGACCCAGCGATCACCGTCGCGTCAATGGTTGCCACAACTCACCCCCAGGCGCCGGCGGCGAGCCGCGCGCCCTCGTCGTCGAGGCGGGCGGTGACGACGCGGTCGACGTATCCGCCGACCCGCTTACCGTCCAGGATGACGTTCACTACCACCGCCGGCGCCGACAACCGGGCGGCGAGTGACACGGTTTCGGTGAGCAGCGAGCCGGCGCCGACCCGCCCGCGGCCGGCCGCCGATTCGCCGGCGGCGAGGGCGAACACCCGCGACGAGCCGGCCGAATTGGCGAACGGGTTCAGGTTCGTTACCCAGTCCGGAAGCTTGGCGCTCTTAAACCAGTCGATCAACTCGCGTACCTTATCGATCACCTTCTGTATGGCCTGGGTCACCGCGTTGTTGGCGAGCGCGTTCATGATGTTGTCCCATGTGGACTTAACCGCCGCCCAGAGCTCGCGCCAAATCTGCACGTTGAGCTGAACCATCGCAATCAGGCGATCGAAGACGTTCGCTTTAAGCCAGTCCCAGGCGGTGCGTATGGCGCCCAGGATCGACGCCCACACATCGAGCACAACCGCTTTGAGTGTGTCCCAGTTCTTGATGATCAGAATGATGATGCCGATGAGGATCAGGATCGCGAGAATGATCAGCCCGATGGGGTTCGCGCTCATGGCGACGTTCAACAGCCATTGTGCTGCCGTCCAGGCAGACGTCGCGGCGATCACCGCCCACTGGGCGGCGGTGGTCGCGACGGTGGCGGTGGTGCGGGCGACCGTGGCGGCGACGTTCTTCACATTCTCTAACGTCATTGCTTTCATGGCGACGGTGTAGAGGTCGGCGGCGCCGGCGCCCGCCTCCATGACGGTCGACACCAGTCCCATCTTTTCGCCGAACGCGCCCGCGCCGACGAGCTCGAACGCGCCGGATAGGTCGTTCAGACCGGCGGCGGTTTTGCCGGCGGCGCCGCCGACCTCGTCGACCTCTTGCGCAGAGTCGCCGAACTGGCGCGCCTTGGTAGATGCGTCGTCGAATGAGGCGCCCAGCTTGTCGACCCCGCCGGCCGCGTCGCGCGCTGACCGGTCGACCCCGCTCAGGTCAGTGCTTGCCTTTGCCGCGTCTGACAGGATCTCGATCTTGAGAATCGCTGGGCCACTCATGCCACGTCACCCCCGGTCGGTAGCTGTTCGAGGAACCATGCCATTGCCTCAATCTCTGCCAGCGTCGCGTGCCGTAGCTCCACCGGCGAACACTTCCACGCATAGGCCAGCGCGACCCGTAGTCTTACCCGGTCGACGCTGGCGCCGTAGGGTCCACCTTGGACGTCCGAATCTGGGCGGTGGTCAGCGTCCGGTACACCTCATCGAACGTGACTTGTTCGCCCGCCTTTTGCCGTACCCAGACGACGAGCGCGGCGAGCATCTTGCCCATGTCGTTCGCCTTGAGTGACTGAATGTCCACACCGGACGCGGCAAACACCTCGTCGAGCTCGACCATAGTCAACGTGTTGGGGTCAGGTACTTCCCAGACAGTGATGGGTTCCGGTTGCGACACTCGTCATGCTCCTTGAATCTGGGAGACGATCTGGGCGACCGCCGCCTCATAGATGGGTACCCATTGGGACTCTGTTCGCTGGGCGGCGAGCGACGCGAACGGTTTCGGGGGGATGCCACGCTTCCACCATCCCCAGTGGATTACCGGCGCGTACACCGCCCGGGCGCCGCCGAACTGGACTATCGCCCGGGCGGCCGCCCGGTTGGGGCGGCCGGTGGCGGCGAGCTTGCCGGTCTTCTTTGGCGCGTCCGACACCGCCGCGGTGGTGACCAGCCGCGCCGCCGCCTGGTTAGCGTCTTTCAGGTCGGCGAGGTCGTCACCCGCACGCTTGAGTGTGCGGGTGAGGGTACGCAACCCCTCGACCTGGGCTGGCATTACGGCGCGTCACCGGCCGCCCAGGCGGTCGACGTCCAGTGCACATGAGACGCATCGGCGAGCGGTGCGTATTGGCCGGTAGTCCAGGCGGTGACCGGGTTCGCCGCCACGGCGCCCGCCTGTAGTTCGGTCAGCGTCGCCGGCGCGGTCGACCCGCTGGGCGTCCAGGTTCCGGGCGTGCCGGCGGTGGCACCGGTGGCGGTGAACGGCGCGGGTTCCCAGTCCAGCGTGATGATCGGCATCTCCGGGGTCGTGTTGAGTCGCTTGCCGACCTCGCCGCCCCAGTCGCCCAGTCGCACCTGGACGGTTCCCACCGCGACCTCGGCGGTCGGGCTTGCCTGCCATGTGAACGGTGTCTCCTGTAGTTCGTGCTCGCGCAGGAACCGCATGAGTCCGGCCGGATTGTCGAAATCCTGAATGGCGGTCAGCTTGAGTGACTTCGCGACCGTGGTCGCGGCCGGAAGCGTGTCGCCGCACAGAACCTCGACCGCTTCACCGTCCTCTTTGTACGTTGACGCGATGATCACCGACGAGGCTTGGCACCCGAACTCGACCTGGGCGCCGACCTCGCCGAACTTGAGAACTCCCTGCCGGAGTTTGCTTTCAACAACAGTCATCGTTTCCCCACAGTCGTCAATGTGAACCGTAGTGCCGGCAATCCCTGACCCGTGCCGGACGGGTCACCGTCCGACACCATCGCCGCCTCCACAATGGAGACCTCACCGACGTCGAGCAGCGCCGCCCAGATGTGATCGACGAGCGGGTCGGATGCCTCGACGGTGGTCGCCCGGGTCGGGTTCGGCAAGGTGACGAACACGTGCCATGTGTCCAGAAGGGAGCCGTAGGTCGCCGGCGCGGCAGATATCCACGTCGGCCATGCGGCGCCCGGGGCGAGCACGTCAGGCGGTACGGCTACACCGCGCACACCGTCTACTGTCGACAGTGCATCCGCGATCGCCTGACGTGTGTTCACCCGAACACCACCCGTCGTTTCGTCCCTTCCAACCGGCTGATTTCCGCGTCGTAACTGGGTAGCCGGACTGGGCCGTATTCGTCATCGCCCGACCGGTACCCCAGCGGAATCCCCCGCGCCGCCACCGCTCGCGCACACCGCCGATAGATCGATGCGGCGAGCGCCGGAGGTAGCTGACCGGCCGCGGCGAGCTCGTCAGGGATACGGCATTCGTCAGCCTGATTGGCGATCTCCGCATTCCGGATGACGTCCAGGTCGTGGTCGGTGACCTGATCGGTAGACACCCGCAGCCAGTCCCGAACCTCCACAAGGGATGGAATCGGGACTGGTGCGGGTGTCGTCGGGCCCGTCATGGCCTACGGTGCGGCGGGCGGGGTCAGCTTCGCGAACGCGAGCGCGTTCAGCGCAGCGTGCGCGATGTATCCCCCGTACGCCACCTCGATACCGAGCAAACTCGGTTCGATGGCGCTCAATAGACCGATCTGCTCCTCGTAGAACTCGTACATCGTTGAGTTGCCAACGATGACGGTCTGGGCTGGGAACCCCCAGACCACGGTGCGGGGCGCGTTCAGCATGTCGCCGGCGAACGAGGTCAGCTCGCTCGACCCCATGCGCCCGTCACCGTTGGTGTTGAGCAGACGAGCGACGTCGACGATGGCGCCCATGTGGGCCCACATATCGAGCGAACACCAGATGTGGTTCGGCATGGCGCCGGCCGGAATCGCGCCCACCGCGGCGCCGCCGCGGTAGGCGAGCTGGGCCGCGTCGTACAGGGCGGCCGCCCACCCCGCGAGGTCGTCGGACGCGACCGCGGTGGTCTGGGTGATCGCGGCCGCGAACGCGACCGCGGCGGCGAGCTCGGTCTGGGCGCCGTAAATCTGGGCGAGGTCGGTCACGAGCGCATCCCAGGCGGGCGGCGACGTCCAGTCGATGTCCTGCCTGGACACATCGACGGTTCCGCCGTACGTCTCTTTGACGAACGGAACCGGGGTGATCCTCATCGGCTGGGACGGAAGCACCGTCTTTTCGGCTGCCTGCTTGCCGACCAGCACGTGCTGGGTGATGCGGGGTCGGCTGAACTGGGTCCCAGGGACACCGGCCATCGACTTGACGCCCAGGCTCGTCACGAGCGGCCGCGACGCGTCCAGCGTGTTGACCACCGCGCCCACGATCGGTTCCGGCAACAGCCCCGGGGTGTCGGTAGTGATCTGATTCTGAACCGCCGCCCGTTCGATGCGGGCGGCCGCCGACGCGTCGGCGCGGCCGGCCACACCAGCCCAGGGCACACCCCGGGCCCGCAACAGGTCGACGATGTACGCGCCCGCCGACCGGTAGGTGATGTCGCCCTGGGCGAGCGGCCGCGGGTCGCCGGCGGGCGCCGGGCGGGCCACCGGATGGCCGGCGGCGGCGGTTCCGCGCAGCGTCTCGAACTCGCGCAGCGGTTCGAGCTGGGCGTCGATTTCGGCGACCCGCTGGCGGCAGGCGGCGAGGTTGGACCGTTCCGCCTCGACGAGGTCGCGCCCTTCCTGGTCGACGCGCGACAGGAGCTGGTCGACGAACGAGAGTTGTTCCGCGCGCTGTTCTTCCAAGCGCGTAAGCACCGGGTTCATGATCCCTCACAAGTAAGCACAGTGGACTGGACGTGACCAGGGTGCTTAGCGGGGTGGGCCCCGGGGTGTCGACCGGGGTGGATGACTCCGGCGCGGTCGACGGCGCGGGCGCCCGGCGCGTCAAGCGACGTGGCTCTTGATCTCAGATGGTAGACCGCCACTGACGCCATTCGGCCAGAACCGGTCGAGTCTCGTCGGCGCGCCGCCGCGGTCGATGGGTGCGTTCCCCCGACCTGACGAGGTCGATTGTCGCGCTCGAAAATGCCGGAGTGCTCAGGACCGACACCTCGACCAGGCGCGCTTCCTGCCTGACGACGCGGTCGAGGGTATTCGCGTCGGCGGGGTCCCATTCCTCATCGGAACTCATCGTCCAGCTCGACCGAATGGGCTGGTAGCCGACCGACAGATAGCCCAGGTGCCCATCCTTGGCGAGCTGGGCCGCGCGCTGGGCGTCCGCCGACGTGTCCAGGTTCCACTGACCCCACAGACCATCGGCGCGCGAATCCCATTTGGCCGACGAGCCGATCGGCCAGAACATGCCGTCATGCCAGAGCAACAGCGGAAGCGCCGCGGCCGCCTGCTTGATCGACTTGTCGAACAGGCCAGCGCCGAACGATTCGAGGAACCACGCGCGGTTCGTCCACTCGCCATACGGCGCGGCGCGCCCTTCCATCATGGAGTAGCCGCGCGTCGTGTCGACATCGGTCAATTGCAGGGCGGCGGCGAACTTGACTCGTTCCTGGGCGAACCGGTTCCCCGCCACTGGATCGATGATCGTACTCATTCTGAGGGTCCTTCCTCGGTTGGGTCGCCCGGTGGCGGTTCCTCGTTTCCGATCGGCGACGTAGTGATCAGCTCGTCCGATGTGGGCGGTAGGGCGAGGTAGCTACGCGCTTCCGCGGGGGTGAACAGTGCCGGTGTGCTGGTCATACCCATCACCAGCGTCTGAACCATCGTCTGGAGATCATCCTTCGTCAACGCGCCGCGGTCGAACCGCACGACGTGACCCCGGGGGAGCCATGCCGCCGACCAGACCGCCTCGAAATCGACCAGCACGGATTCGAGCGACATCCGCAGCAGGTTCGTGTACATCGACCCCGGTGATTTGTAGGTCATCGACCCGCCCGGGGCGCCCAGCCAGTAACCGTCCAGGTTGAATGCGTTCGCAACGTCCAGTAGGGACATCTGTCGCGCCTGGGTGAGCTGGGCATCTTCCGGTGACCAGGCGAGCGGGATCACCTGGGTTCCGGCCGGCAAGATCACCGGTTCGCGTTTGGGCCCGCCGAACTTCGCGAGCCATTCGACCTTGGCTTTCTGCGCTTCCGTGTCGCCCAGGCGCGGGTTCGGGGTGATCACCGCGACGCTGGGAACGGCGCCGTTGCGTAGCGCTTCGCGCTCGTATTCTTCTTCGCTCGCGACCCGGTCGAACGTCGCTAGGTGCTGTTCGATCACCCCGACCCCGCGGGCTGGACACCACCGGTCGGCGCTGCGTTTCACGTGGATCACTCGCGCCCGGTCGAGCTCCACCCCGTCTATGAGGTAGGTCGGCTGGTCGTACCGGCGCGGTGGACACGCGACCGACACCCAGGCGGCCGGAACCCAGGTCACCGCGGCCGGCCAGCCGGTCGCGTCGTACGCGGTGACGTAGCTAATGGCGTTGCCGGACCATAGATAGTCCTCGACGTTGCACTGGACGAACCACGGTCGAGACTGTTCGGGGTCGGGCTGTTCGAGTAGGCGCGGCCGCGGTAGGGGGATGATGCCGCGGTAGTCATCCATCGGCGCCTGTTTGATGCTGCCGGTGTAGACCTGCGACGCGCGGGCCACGCTGGGGATCCGCAGCGCCGACCACGGGTCATAGACGAGTGACCCGCCGGCGCTGGGCCAGACGACGCGGCTAAATGGTTGGGTGACCGGGGCGCCCATGCCGGCCGGTGTCGCGGCCGCGGTGTGTCGCACCGCTCGACGGCGGCGCCGACTCACCGGGTCACCGGACAGCGAATGGTTCGACCCTGGGCGCATGATCGAATGCCCATAGGGCGATGGTAGCCGCGACGAGGGGCGCAATTGTGGACGTTGACGCGCGCCGACCCCAGACCCAGCGGTCGCCGACCCGCTTTTTCGCCGCGCCGGCGGCGGCCGCGTCCAGCGCGGGGTGCGGCCGGACCTTGATCGTTCCGGCGGCGAGCTCGGCGAGGAAACCTCCACATGCGACCACGTAGTCATCCGTCGTGGTCGCGGCGTATTCGAGTCCAGCCCGTCGCCCCGCGTCGGCGGCCGCCACCGCGGGCCCGTAGTGGTCGTACGCGACCGCCACCGGGTCGTGGTCGGTGACGAGCTGGACACACCGCCCGGTCAGCCATGCCGCGCCGTCTCGGACGTCGGCCAGCTCGACCCGGGCGACCCCAGCGTCGTCGCGCCACGCGAGCACGATCGCGGCATCCTCACCGTCGAGCCCGACGTCGAAACCCAGCGCGAACGCTTGCCGACCGGCGGGGATGGGCGGGCCCTGGACGTCCTCGGCGGCCGCCCACAGTAGAGCGGGGATGGCCCGTTCGCTGACCCCAGTCCAGCGCGAGCCGTAGGCGCGGGCGAACTCATGCGGTTTCATGATCGACGCGGCCTGGACGAGTCCGGCCGGCCGCAGCGTGTAGCCGTATCCGGGGTGGGCGAGCGCGACGGCGCCCAGGTCGCCCGGGTCGACGCCCTCGTCGATCCCCCAGGAGAAGAACGCTATGCCAGACGTTCGCCCCGCCTCGACCGCGAGCCGGCCAGCGTCGCAAAGTCCGCGGAACCACGTCGAGCGGTGGGTGCCGGCGGCGCTGGGAACCCAGAGCTGACCCGGGCGGGTCGAGAACGTCGGCACGATCGCCTGAATGAGCTCGTCGCCGCGAACCTCGTCGAACTTCCATGCCTCGTCGACGGTGACGAGGTCGGTTGCCTTACCGTGTAGCGCTTCCGGCACCGGTGCGAAGATCCGATATTCCGACCCGTTGGGAAATGAGATTCCTTCGCTTCCGTTGGATTCGCGGATTCGGCTGAACGGCGGGCCAATCGGGGTACGTCGAACCCGCTTGATCAACGTCAGCCAATTGTCGCGAGCGTCCTGCCGACTCTGGGCGGTATACCAGACCCCGCGATCCATTCCGGTCAATGCGCGGTGTGCGCTGTTGGTCTGGGTCACCGACGTCTTACCCGCTTGCCGCGGGACTTCGAGGATCACCACCGGGTATGCCCATTCGCGGGTGTCGGGGTCGATCTCTAGCGCCACGTCGGCGACCAGTTTCGCCCAGGGCATCGGCGGCCAGCCGAACGCGGAACCCAGGCGCCCGACCGCGGGCCCGAACGTCGGCCTACCCGGTGTGCGGCGGGTCGCCCAACGTGGCGGCGCCGGGCGAGTCGGGGGCGGAAGGTTCGGAAAGTGACCGGAGAAAATCGGTGACGCTGTCACGGTTCACCCCCGCTCGCGTCGTGGGGTCGAGCCGCAGACGAATCAGCGTTTCGCGTAGCTGACCGGCGACCCGGGCCAGCGCCCAGACCTCGCGGGTCGCTTCCGCATGGTCGACGGCGCGGGCGAGCGCCCTCGCGAGGGTGACCAGCCCGTTATCGATGTCGGTGATGGTGCCATCGGTCCGTGCCTGCCGGACTGACGCATTGACTGCCGTCTCGACCCGTCCGCGGCGGCCGGCGGGGAGCTCGAATAGGGGCGCCTCGTCGGCGCGACGCTTTGCCACCGGTCACCGGGCCCGGGCGGCGGCCGCGACCCGCACCCGCCGCAACCGGTTGACCAGCACGGGCGCCCAGGCGAGGGCGGCGGGGTCGTCGATGAGTGCGTTGAGCCGTTGGAAGTAGCGCACCGGCGAGCAGTCGAACCGTTGACGGATCGCGGCGAGATTCGAGCCCGCTCGATGGTTAAACCCATTCGCGAACGTCAACATTTCTTTGTCCTTTTCGGACAGTTCCTTCATGATCTTTTCTCAACTTTTGTTGATCTTTGCGCGCCGTTCCCCATCGTCTGGGAGAGAGACGGACAG